AGCACCACGTTCCTGCGCGGAGACAACGTGTGGGAAACTCCAGCAGGAGGCGGGGATGTGACCGCAGCAGCATCCTTCGGAACAGACAACGTGCTCATCAAGTCGGATGGCACGGGCAAAGGTGTGCAGGCAACCGGTATTGTCGTCGGTGACAATAATGCAATCACCGGCATTGCGTCCATCGGAACGGACGCTTTCACCATCCGCGACGCAGTCGATCAATCCAACGGGCTTGGGTTTATTGTAGCAAGCGATCTGATAGCCGACAAAACGTTCACCTACACAGGGGCGTTTAATTTCGGCATGACCTTAAGTGCCGACACGGCAGTCACCTACCCGACGACCGGGACGCTCATTTCCAGCGGACACACGTTTACCGGTGACGTGACGGCGACATTGGATACTGATGGCAGCACGGCGATGACGGTTGCGGCAGACTCAGTGGCGCTGACGACGGACACGACGGGGGACTATGTCGAGACCATCACCGGTGACTCTGAAATCTCCGTGTCCGGTGCGGGTACCGAGGGCCGGGCCGTTACCCTCGCCATTGGATCAACCATTGCTCGTGATTCCGAGCTACCCATTGGCGCAAATCCAACCGGGACGGCGGGGCTCTCCGTAGTAAACGGATCTGCAACAACGTTCCTGAGAAGCGATGGGTCTCCTGCGATCTCGCAGGCAATCACGCCGACCTGGAGCGGCTTGCACATTTTTGACGATGGCGTGGACATCAAGAACGGCTCGACAACTGCCGGTCTTCTGAGGATCTACGAGGATTCGGACGACGGCACGAACTTCGCCTCGTTCACCGTCCCGGCATTGGCTGCAAACACGGTGTACACGTTGCCTCCAGATGACGGAGCTGCTGGACAAGTGCTGCACACGGACGGCGCTGGCGTCCTTACTTGGGACTCCGACGACGGCGCAGGTGGCGGTGCTCCGACGGATGCGGACTATCTTGTCGGCACGGCGAACGGAACACTGTCCAATGAGATTGTTGTGGGAACGGCTCCAGGCGGTGAGCTTGGCGGATCGTGGGCAAGTCCTACCATCGACGACTCGCTAACGGTCACTGGATGGGATCTGGGCACAAGCGTGGCTACGACACCGGCCGCCAACGACAATGACACCAGCATTGCGACGACCGCTTACACGCAGACCGAATTGACAGCCTATGCATCGGACACCGTGACGCTGACCAACAAAACGTTCGATGCAGCGGCGACAGGAAATGTGCTCAAGGCCAAGGGATACGTCTATCTCAATCATCCCCACCTCGCAGACGGCACGGGCGCAACCATCAACACCACTGCGACAGCGATCAGCTACGGACACGCGACGTTTTCCAACTCAGCGGATGAAGCTGGCAACTACGTTGAATACTATTTCCAGGTTCCGGAAGATATTGACACGGCGGTTGCGCTTCGAGGCCGGATCAAGGTGTTTCTCGGCGGCGCGGACACCGCCACTCAACGCTACGTTCTGTCCAGCGTATCGGTCGCCGATTCAGCCGTGCCTACGGCATCCACTCTCGCTAACGCTATCAACATTGACTTTGCCGGTGATGGTTCCGGAGCTTCCGGCGACGTTGAGACCTCTGCTTGGACAACACTCACGTCGTGGGATGGGGCGCTGACCGCAGGACAAACCTGGCGGATTCGTTTTTCTCGTGACGGCAACGCCACACAGGATGCCTCGACGGTCAACTCGACCGAACTTGGGCTCGTAATTGAATACGGGATCACACAATGATATGCGGGTTGATCATTTTGCTGGTTGGGTTCATGTCAATTGGTGCTACCATTGTCATAAACGGACCTCGGATTCCGGCGGCTGGTGGAGGAGGGCCAGACGTGTGGTACTATGCAGGCTCAGGGAAGGGGGATACGTCATACACAACGCTTGGTGAAGGATGGGAGCCACACCTAAATGCCTATGGAGGCAGCATCTCTGTCGCTAGCGGAGGAACATGCACCAGTATTTCAGCGAAAGTGCGCGCGGATACTGGCACAATAGCGTGGAAGATCGCCTTGTATGACTCGGATAACAACTTGTTGGCGTCGGGCACTTTCAATTCAACAACTACTGCCCAATGGTATGATGTTACCATAAACCAAAGTGTATCATCCGGGACGTATAAAGTAATGTACTCATGTTCGACCTCTTTGGGTAATATCTACAGGGATTCGGATCAATCCGGTCTAGAAGACGCTGTGACATATTCGGCTTTCCCAGAGTCCACGCTAAGTGCATCCACAAGCACCAACAATCTTTATGGTGTGCGCATGTATGTGGACTAGAAGCGTGATAATATTGTTAGTGGTACTTGCGACGCCTAGCGCTCAGGCTGCTAATGTCTATTTACGACAAGGGGCAAGTGGGGCTAACAACGGAGCCGATTGGACAAATGCTTACACGTCAATTGTAGCTGCCGAGAACGCATTATCACGGGGAGATACGCTTTACGTAGCCGATGGCACATATACGATTACGGCCGTGCTTGAGTTTAACGCACTCGAAAACGGGACATCGGTAATTACAATAAAGAAGGCTACCGTCGCAGACCACGGGACTAGTGCGGGCTGGGATGACACATATGGAGACGGACAAGCGGCTATCGTTGGTGATCTTGTGACGTGTTCGCGAGACTACTACGTATTTGATGGCCAAACTCGTAATGCAAGTAATTGGAGAGACGAGGTAGCGTACGGTCTGTGGCTTGAGAATGGCCTCTATTTGCAAGATAACAATTTTCCGCCTGGCGGCGATCACATTACTCTTAGGTACTGCAATTTAGGTCCTGCATACAACGAAGATGACGTCAGTTTGGGTGCGGCTGTGTATATACTAGGGCTGGATCATACTTATGTCGATATAACAGTAAGCAGATGCTTCTTGCACAACTCGTCGTTTATACAAGCTGCAAACGTCGATGGTATTGTGATCGAGTATAACGCTTTTGCAGCCGGGTGGGCAAAGGAAGCTATTCGCGGACAAGGTAGGGCCAAGAATGGAATTATTCGGTTTAATGTCTTCTCTAACGCATCCCAAAAAGACCCTGAAGATCCAACATCTGGAACTACTGCTGAGATTGGGATATGGGATGGATCTGCAAACGACTTCGACAACTGGGAAATCTACGGCAATATCTTTGTAAACACGAAAAGCATAGAACACTCTGGCGGCGTTATTGTGGTTGGCGGTGACGGAGTTGGGTTTGTTGGGTCTCCGACCAACAACACAGTCGTGTATAACAACACGATATGGAATATCACTGGAGGGTTCACGCCGCCACATATTATCGTTAATGGCGGGAGTGGAAACGTAGTCAGGAATAACCTATGGTACGCGTGTGAGGGAAGCCCAACCGCTACGGCGAACACGACAAGCAACAACATAGAGGTTGGGGCAGATCCGTTTGTTAATACGGCGGCATCAAATTTTCATCTGGCCGGTGCAACAAGCGCAGGGTTTTCATTATCGTCACCGTATAATGTAGATTTCGACGGGGAGATACGAGGTGCGGATTCCAATTGGGATCTAGGAGCCTACGAATTCGACGCTGGAGGTCCACCCGGCCCAACCATCACAACCGGCAGCCTAACCATAGGAGCAGTTTTACCATGAAGCGACTCATCACTTACCTTCTGCAGCTCATAGCCGCCTCGGCCTTCGGCGCTGCCGCTCCAATTGACTCAGAACGCATCGATGCGGTCCCGTCCGTCGTGACGACGGCGCTTGGCGACAAACTCGACACGGCCAGCGCGCTTACTCTTGGCACGATCAACACCGGCCAGTCTGGCACGAACGCCCTAGCACAGAGTGACGTGCGCGTGGTCCACGGGAAGTCATCTGTTAACTTCAGCCAAGCCGCACTGACAGCCGACGTCACGGCCACGAACACGCTGACCGACGCGCTCGGCAAGCGGCTGTGGGATGTGACAGCCGACGCTGCCGGGTGGAAGATCAACCTTCCTGCATCAGGTATCGGCTACGGAGACTTGTTCGTTTTCCGCAATCAGGATGCTACCGACAGCTTCATCCTTGCCGAAGCAAGCGTGACACAGATCACCGTGCCTGTCGGGACCATTGCGACCGCAGAGTGGGACGGGGCGGAGTGGGATTACACCATCTATTACAACTCCGACCAGAACACGCGAACGACGGATGCGGTGACGTTCGCGACGGTCACCACCGGAACCACCAACTTCACCGTTTCGGCTGGAACAGAGGCCGTGGACTTCGCCGCGGTCGCGCTCTACCGGACGCTGAGCATTGCCGCCAACACCACTTTTACGGGCAGCAACTACGCGGCTGGCAAGGCTCAGGTGTATTTTGTCACGTGCGACGGCACTCAGCGCACACTGACGTTTCCGGCCAACTGGGTATTCATGGGGACTAAACCGGCCAACATCGCAGCGAGCAAGATCGGCACGCTGTCGCTGTTGTCCACGACCACGGCCGACACCGGTGTTCGTGCTCGTTGGGGAGTGCAAGAATGAGGAAGCTCATTTCACTCTTCGGGTTGCTCCCAATACTGGCGTTTGGGCAGCCGTTCACGTTCACTGATGCTTCGTGGCGGTCGTCGTATATCGCCAACACAGCGGTTGCCGATGGCACAAACGATTTGATGCGGTTGACCTCTAGTGGGCCAACCGGACTTGCAGATGGAAAGGTGTGGACATGGTCGGCTTGGCTTAAGCCAACTGACCTTGCTTCGAGCCGAAGGATCTTCACCATTGGTTCGTCATCTGCTACCCAACGCTTGCGGGTGAGCATCAACAACCTCAGTCTATTCGTTGATGCTCGTAATGGCGCTGGCACCACGATACTATCCGGCGTTCCGACTACGCTTCTGACAGCCGATTCCTGGAACCACGTGCATATAGTATGTGACATGGCTTCGTCTCTGGTGATAACATTGAATGGATCTGTCGTGTCAGGAACGCCGTCCACGTTCACCAACGACACCATAGATCTGATCGGGACTGACTTCCGATACACGGTGTTCGGAAACGACGCTTCAACATCGGCCGATCTCTACGACGGGGCCATCGCAGATATGTTCTTCGACGATTCGTCACATTCTGATGTGACACTGTTTCGTAGTGCGGCAGGAAAGCCAGTCGAACTCGGCTCCATTGGGACTGGTGCCGTGTTTTACTTAAAGGGTTCTGGGGATGGTTTCGCGACCAACTCAGGCACTGGTGGTGCCTTTACCCTGACCGGTGCCTTGGGGACCACGACTCCGCCATGAGAGCCTTCTGTGCAGGATTCTTCTGTCTTGTGACATGTTGTGCGTCTTATTCTGCAGACGGAGATCTTCCGGCGTCTGTTGGCACACCGATCGAGGCCGCTAACGACACTGCGTTGACAAGTGCTCTTACGAATGCAGCAAACGGTCAGCACATTCTCCTAACTGGAGCAACTTATTCGACCAGCAGAACGATAGGGTTGGGACGTGTCGTTGTTGGTGATCCTGCCGCACCGCCAACAATTACGGCGTCTTGGTCGGTAGTCGGCCCGGATGCAATTCTATACGGGCTTGCATTCAGCGGAGTTAGGTTCTGGGTCAAATCACCAGGCGATCGTTCTCAGATCATTCGGTGTTACTTTAGCGGTGCTACAGGTGGCACAGCGGTTCGAATAGAGGACGGTGACGATGTTGTGTTTTCCAGAAACGAGGTGTTTGATTGGGGAGCGACTGGAACTTGCGGTGGCCAGAAGGGATTGTCCATAAAATGTCCGCTTCTCGATGGTACCGACGGGGCGCGCAGAGCGAGGGTGTCATGGAACTATTTCCACGACCAGATAGGTTCCACGACAGAGTCGTGCTCCAATGACTCTGAGGTTATCGGACTTGGGGAAACAGAGTCGGGAGGACGCTCCAGATATGAATCACTTCATTGGGTCCACCACAATTTCGTCAAGAACTGTTTAGGTGACGGTGAAGGATTCGGAATTAAAAGCTCATATGGTCTTATTGAGTTCAACCAATTGGACAATGTCCAGGGGTGGAACAACCGTCATGGCGGGTTAAACGTTTTCCGTGGCAATCGAAAAGTAAACTCGCCTTCTACAGGGACCCATAACCGCGGCGGGTATTTCAACAAATCGATTGGAGAGGTCATGGATAAAGCGGTGAGCGTAGAGCCAGGAACGCACACGTGGGACTCTGGAGCAACCTCTGGATATCTCCAGGCCGACAACACCAAAGTCATCGGATTCACCGGTCCGGCGGTTAGAGTCGGCTACGACTTCTCCAACAACGCGCGACCGCTCCATGCGATCAACACGTTGATCCAAGCATGCAGTCAGGCCCCAGATCTCGGACCCAAACAGACGGACACCACCAACGACTGGGATGGCGCCGCATCAGAGACTGTCCCAACTGCGATCACCCTGACAGCGGCCGACGTGGGTCCGTTATCGCAAACGCAGGCCGGAAGTAGCGCCGACATCGGCGTGACGCCAGCAGCCGATGACTTCGGTTACGCGATCGTTTCAACGACTACCGCTGACCGCGTGTTCACAATCACCAACAACGGAGTCTCGCTGGTCTCCGGCACGGTGAGCACCAGTGCGCCGTTCAGCGTTGTTGCCGGGGGAACATTCACGGATCTCGGAGTTGGAGCCTCAACGACCGCGACTGTGCGCTACACGCCAACCACGGCTGCCAAGCACACGGGCACCGTGACCTTTGCCCCGGCCGGCGGAGACAACGCCGTCGCGGATGTCAGTGGAATCGGTGCTGAACTTCAGGGTTCGCTTTCGTTTAATTCCGACACTGGAACTCTTGTGGCTCCGATGGTTGATGGAGGCACCTACATCTCCCAGTCCGTGGCCACGCCTTCCGGGGCCGGAAGTGGAATATCTGCTTACGCTTTCTCGATCACCACCTCGGGCAACTACAAGATATCAACGAGCGTGGACGCTCCGTCCACTGGGAGTAATTCGTTCTTTGTGCAGGTAAACTCCGAACCGTCATTCGTCACGGACGCGTGGGACATCATCGACTTTCCAACGACCGGATTCGAGGCCCGTGATGTGTCCATTCGAGGCTCGGGAACTTTCGATGCTCCGCAGTACGATCCGATGATCTGGTCACTCGGAGCTGGGAATCACATCCTGATTATCCGTGGCCGTGAGGCCAACACGCTCCTGGCGTCCATCGCCATCACCTTGGAGGCGGCCGCCCCGACGTCTGCCACCGCAACAGGCCGCGGAGGCGCGGCACAATTACTCATCACCCCGTAACTGCCCAATGAACGACCTGCTTTCATTGATCGATGACAGCTCGGAAGGGCTTCGCCTGCCGACATCGGTAATCATCTCGGTAGTCGTGGCCCTAGCGGGAGCCATCGCAGGGCTCTTTGCTATGTTGATGGCTTCAAATAGGAAAACGATCGCGGATCTCGAAAGCCGGATAAAAGTATATCAGGATATCGCCACCGAGGCAATGAGGTCCGCGCGCCAAATGGCCAATTACGTACGATCGAGAGACGGCAAAGAGCCGATAATACTCGATCCTCCGGTGATCACAGAAAGCCGGTCCCCATCAACTGCTCTTCAGCGCGACGACGCTTTCCGCGAAACGCTCAAGGCGGCTATGGCCAAAATCAAACGTGCTGTGGGTCAACCCCCTCACGAGGAACCTCCACACGCCTCCGGGCCGGTTTCGGGACTGTAACTGCCATGAGCCGCTACGCGCTGCAGAATTCGACGGACCGGCCGGAGTCGCAGGTGACGGCGAGCGAGCTGGCGGGCGGGGTGACGCAGTACCGTCCCTCGAGCGGGCAGGGAGGGGGGATGTACCGGCGGCTGGTGAACGGGGAGACGCGCCGGGGGTATCCGGAATGCCGGCGGGGGACGCGGCCTGCGGGCTGGCTGCAGCGGCTGGTGGGGGATGCGCGGGTGGCGCTGGGGCCCGTGCAGGCGGCGGTGTGGTTCCGGCCGCTGCGGCGGGATCTGGTGACGGCGCTGCCGGGGCTGCTGCTGGTGATCGCGGGGGATGATCTGTGGGGGTGCCGGGAGAACAATGAGCCGGAGCTGCTGGAGGCGGGGATCACGGCGGGCGGGCAGTTGTGCGAGATTATTCCCGCGGTGAGCGAGGCGCTGATTTTGCGGGGGCTGGCGGAGACGCCCGTGCTGTTCGAGCCCTACGGGCTGCGCTACGGGCGGACGGGGGCGCGGAAGCTGCCGGCGCCGCCGGCGGGCTCGGGGCGGGTGACGCTGCCGCCGGCAACGACGGGCTGCTGGGCGGGGAACCGGGTGTGGCTGAAGTTTGGGATCGACCAGGTGATCGCGAGCGATGCGCTGGAGTACGATTACCAGACGACGAATGTGCTGGATGCGGAAGGAGGGAGCGGGGCTATTGTGCGGCTGTGGCCGTATGCGCAGGACAGCCTGCTGGTGTTCAAGACAGACGCGGTGGTGCAGTTCACGGGGATCCATGCTCCGGCGAATGTGGTGGCGCAGCGGGTGTACGGGGCGCTGGGATGCATCGCGCCCCGATCGATCGCGCAGGCCGGTGCGAATCTGTTTTACCTGTCGGCGCGCGGGGTGGAGCGGCTGATGCTTGGGAATGACAACCAGCTGGTGCAGGCGGGGGCGGAGTTCTCGGCGCCGGTGGCGCGGCAGATCGACGCGCTGGACGCGGCGGCGGCGGCGCAGGCGGTGGGGGTGGTTTTCGACGGGTATTATTTGCTGGATATCCCGAGCAAGGCGACGCTGCCGCAGGTGGATGCGCTGGGGCAGTTGTATGATGGGACGACGATTGTGAGCAGTGATCTTGGGGGGGTGTGGAACCCGGGGATGGGTCGGGGGCTGGTGTTTCCGACGACGTTTCCTATTGTGTTCAGTACATGAGCGAGGTGCGACGATGGGCGATTTGACACGCAATTTTACGTTTTCGAACGGGCAGTTGATTTCGGCGGCGCAATTCCACGCGGCGCTGGAGGCGATGACGATCAAAAGCGGGGTGGTGAACCGGGACCGTCTGCGGCTGCTGGAGGAGGATGTGCTGTATTCGGTGCCAAACATGAACGCGCACACTCAGGTGAGTGTGAGCCTGCCCGTGGAGGGGCTGACGGGGAACGCGATTGTGACGGCGTATCCGATGGATAGCTCCGTGGCGTTTGCCGGGCTGATCGTGCAGTTGAAGGGGGTGAATGTGGACGGGTTTCTGACGTTTGAATTGTTCAACCCGAAGACGAATGCGCATAGCGGCGGGGTGGGGACGCTGCGGGTGACGGCGATTTTGCCGGCGGAGGCTTGAGGCTATGGCGGAGAATAATCAGGTGCTGGTGTATGACCTTACGACGGGCTCCTGGGTGGGGGTATGGGAGGGACTGCCCGCGCGAATGAGCTGCCTGTGTGTGTACCAGAGCGGGGAGACGGCGCGGCTGGTGGGGTTTTCCCCGGAGGGGGATGCGTGGCGGATGCTGGTGCCGGATTGCTGGGATGACAACGGGACGCATCCGGGGATGGTGTGGGAGCAGGGATACGAGATCGGGGATGTGCGGCACGCCGGGGCGGTGGTGGAGGTGGACGGGGAGCACCACCACGGGGCCTGGACGGTGCTGGTGGCGGCGGACGGGGTGAATGAGGTGGAGGGGCCGCACTTGAAGGCGACGTCGGCGACGCGGCTGGAGCGGTGGGGCGCCGGGCGCTACGATCTCGGAAATATCGCGGACAACCAGATGGAGGCCGGCCGGGAGAATTATGCGGTGCTGTTTCCGCGGCCGGAACACGGGTTTCTGGGGCTGGCGACGCACGACGGGCATGCGCTCGGCGATGCGGAAGGGAATGAGTTTGGGGCGGACGGTGCGCCAGTATCGACGCGGGGGATAACGGTGAGCGACGGGCGGGCGCTGACGTTCGGGGTGTGGCAGGAGTTTTCGCACCAGGTGCGGCTGCGGAAGGCCGCGAAGAGTATTCTGGTGCGGGTGGCGACGGCGCGCGGGGCTGTGGCGCTGAAACGGGTGGGTGCGAGGGCGAGCCGGCTGCCGTTTGGGCGGCGGCGAAGGTGAGAAGGAGGAAGAATGAATTTCACGATCGGCAATAAGAAGACGTTTCCACCGGACCCGATTACGGGGCAGCGGCTGATCACGCCGGCGGATCTGGAGGAGATCAGCGAGTTCACGGTGAGCGTGGCCGGGCCGCAGCCGCCGCAATGGGAGTCGTACGAGGTGGATTTCGCGGACCTGGCGGCGGCCGGGACGACGAATAATGTGGTGCTGTTCGAGCTGCCGGCCGGGGCGATGATCCACGCGGCGGTGATGAAGCACTCGGCGGCGTTCGGGGGTGGTGCGCTTTCGACGTATACGATCAGCGTGGGGGTAACCGGGACGGCGACGAAGTACGCGGGGGCGTTCAATGTGTTTCAGGCGGCCGGAGCGGCGGTGTTCGCGGTGAACGCGGCGGTGGGGATGGAGAGTTTCGATGCGCCGGTGGAAATACGGGCGTTCGCGACGGGTTCGCACGCGCTGAATGTGGCGACGGCGGGGACGTGCACGGTGTATGTGCTGATGAGCCGGCTGCTGCCGGCGGCGTAGGCGGGAAGGAGGAATGATGAAGGAAGAAGGATGTGCGACAGTGTGCGAGAATGTGCCACATGGCTGGGAGGGCGCAGGGGTGACTTCGCCCCGGGCGCACGCGGCGCTGGATGTGGTGGAGGCGCTGATGCGGCAGAGCGGGCTGGAGATCGATCTGGAGCCTGTGCATTTGTTCACTCCCGGTTTGTATGTGCGGGAGCTGACGATGCCGGCGGGGGCGCGGGTGGTGTCGAAGGTCCACCGGACGGAGCACCCGTACGTGGTGACGAAGGGGCGCGCGATGGTGTGGATCGACGGGAAGGGGTGGGAGCTGATCGTGGCGCCGCATAAGGGGATAACGCGGCCGGGGACGCGGCGGCTGCTCTACATTCTGGAGGAGTGCACGTGGACGACGTACCACGCGACAGAATTGACGTACCTCGAGGCGATCGAGGCGGCTATTATTGAACCGCGGGACCCGGCGCTGACAGCGGCGGAGATCGCGCTGGCTTTGGAGGAATTGAAGCGATGAGTTGGGCAGCAATAGCGATCGGGGCGGGGACGGCGGTGGCCGGGGTGGCCGGGCAGGCGCTGGCGCCGCGTCCGCAGAATGTGGATCCCGCGCAGGTGGGGGCCGACAGCCTGGCGGCACAGTTGAGGCTGGCGCCGCAGCAGTTCATGAGCGAGGCGCAACTGCGCCCGCTGTATCAGCAGCTCAACATGAACCTGCTGGGGCAGTCCCTGCTGGGCCAGAACCCGCAGCAGCAGGCGGTATGGGAGCGGTTTCCGAATCTGCAGCAATCGTACGAGGAGTATGTGCAGGGGGTGAGCACGCCGGGGGCGCCGGGCTACGAGGCGACACCGCGGAGCCGGGAGCAGTGGCTGGCGGATCACCTGGCGGAGAATCCGAATGACCCGCAGACGCAGGAGATCATGAGTTACCAGGCGGGCGGGACGCCGATGAGCATGCTGGATATCCTGGGGGCGGCCGGGCCGCAGTATCAGGATCTGCAGAACCGGTTGAATACGTCGCAACGACAGGCCGGGCTGGATGATGTGACGCGGCTGGGGCCGCAGTTGAACGAGGCGACGCGGGCGGCGAATCCGCAGCTCACCGGCATGCTCGATGCGCTCGGAGCGGATGCACAGGCGTCGCTGGGCTCCGGGGCGCCCTTCCACAACGCGATCCTCGACAACTACAGCGGCCAGGCACAGGCGGCGCAGGTGGGGCAGGCGCGCGATGTGCGGCCGGCCGTGATCCAGGCCGCGCAGCAGGGCCCGGCCGCGCAGGCGCGCGCGCAGGGCACGGGGCCGGCCACGCAGGCGCAGGCCTCTGCGATCGGGCCCGTGCGCGATGTGGCCGGGACGGGCATGCAGGGCTCCCAACTGCTGGGCGGGCTCAACAGCCAGGCGCAGCAGGCCATGAGTCTCTCGCCGATCGGGCAGGAGCTGCAGAGCCAGGCGATGGGCGACCTCGCCCTGGGCGGTCAGCTCAACGCCGCGCAATCCCGCAACCTCGCGGAGGCGAGCCGCTCGGCATTCGGCTCCCGGGGGCTTGGGCAGAGCCAGGCCGGAGCGATCGATGAAGCGATCCGGGCCATGGATTTGGGCACGCAACTGCAGAACCAGCGGAGGGCATTTGCGGGTGGGGTGGACGCGCAGAACCAGGGGCTGCTCAACGCGGGCCGGAACTTCGGGCTCGGGGTGGAGGGCGCGAACCAGAATCTCGGTCAGTTCAACGCCAACCTCGGGCAGCAGGCAGGGATGGCCAACCAGCAATCCGACCTCGCCCGCTCGCTGACCGGTGCGCAAATGGGCACCAACGTGAGCCTCGCCAACGCGGGCGCGGCCAACCAGTTGCAGGGGCTCAATGCCCAGCTCGGCACCAATGTGAGCCTCGCCAACGCCGTGGCGCAGAATGCGCAGGGCGCGAACAATGCCGGGCTGATGCAGCAGGCAAACCTGGCGAATCAAGGCGCCTTGCAGAACGCGGGGTTTGCCAACCAGGCGAGTGACCTTCAGCGGCTCGGGCAGCAGGCTGGGTATGACCAGACGGCGAACATGGCGAACTTCGCGCAGGGTGCGGACCAGAGCCGGTACAACGCCGGCCTGCAGAACCAGACGGGCATGTTCAACGTGAACGCCTACCTGCAGAACCGGGAGGCCAATCGGGCGTATGCGGGCAATACGGCCAACCTGCTGGCCGGCACGCGCACGGATCCGCTGCTGGCGATCCTCGGGCAGCAAAGCGCGGCGCCGGGTGCCTCGCAGCAACTGGCGGGCGGAGCGGCGGGTTTTGGGCAGAGCGGGCCGCAGCTCTTCAATCCGTTTTCCAGCGACATCCTGGGCATTTTTGCGGGCAACGCGGCGAATCAAACGCAGGCCGGGATCGCACAAGGCAACATGTATGGCGACATCCTCGGATCCGGGCTGGGGGCGCTGGGGCAGTACTACGCGGCCCGCGAGGCCCGCAGAGCCGGTGGAGCATGCTGGGTGGCGCGGCGGGCGTATGGCGAGGCAAACCCGAAGTGGATGCAGTGGCGCCAGTGGCTCATGACACACGCGGACCGGCGCCTGCAGAACTATTACATGGAGTGCGGCGAGACCATCGCCACGAAGATCGACGACGAGACGGCCGGCCTGTTCCGGCATTTGTTCGACGCGATCATGACGCAGCACCGTTTGCTCCACGGCGGGGCCGTGGAGCACGGTGAGCGGGAGGAAGGAAAAAGGCTGAAGGAGGAATGATATGGCACTCGGATTTCAAAACTCACCAGTGAACTGGCAGACGTTTTCGGCCGGGCAATCGACGGCCGGGCAGAGCGTCGCTGGTGGGATACAACAGCTCGCGCAAGGCCTCGCGCAGCGCGCGGAGGAGAGGCGCAAGAAGGAGGAGGAGAAGAAGATGCTGGAGGTGGTGGGGCCGATGATCGAGCAGGTATCCGGCGGGAAGATCATCGCCAAGGATGTGCCGAAGGAGGCGCTGCCGATGCTCTACCAAGAGGCGGTGCGCGTGCAGAAGGAGCAGGCGGAGGCACCCATGCGGGCGCTGGATGCCCAGAAGCAGCAACTACAGATCGAGAATGAGAGGCTGCGCCGGGGGCTGATGCAGATGGAGGCGCGCGCGCAGGAACGGGCCGCGACGACGCCGAGCCGGGTAGGGCAGACGGTGGAGATCGACGGGCAGAAGTTTTATTATCAGAATGAGAGCCAGTTGATGCCGCTGAAGCCGGCGGAGAAGGAGAAGCCGGTGACGCAGCCGGTGACGGTGGGCGGGCGCGAGATGGTGGTGGGCCCGGGGAACAAGTATTTCTACTCGGATACGGGGGAGCCGGTGGAGTTTGCGCCGACGTCGAATCCGGTGGCGGAGGTACAGAAGCAGAGCTTGCAAGGGCAGATCGCCCGGCTGGCGAGCGAGATAGCGGCGCAGGAGCAGGAGGTGGCGGGCGGCGACGCGCGGACGGGTTTCATGAATCTACAAAAGCGGGCGAAGGTGATTCAGGAGAAGCGGATGCAGATGGCGCAACTGCAGGCGCAACTGCAGGCGATGGAGCGGGTGCCGGCGCGCGGCGGGGCCGGTGGTCAGGCGGCCGGGGTCAATGTGGCCCCCGCGGCGGGCGGCGGGCTGAACGCGGATGAGTTTTTCCGGGGGATGTAAGAGATGGCGGGGTTTCTGGAGCCGGTGCTGACGGATCCGCGGTGGCAGGAGCTGGACCGCACGAAGCGGGCGCGGGCGCGCGAGAAGCTTTTCATCGAGTATGTGAAGGCGGATGACGGGCGGCGCGAGGTTTTTGCGGCTGCAACAGAGGAGAAGCAGGCGGAACTCTACCAGGAGTTTGCCCGGAGGGCCGGGGAGCAATACCCGGAGGCGTTTGCGACGAAGACGAGTCGGACGGAGACGCTGGAACAGCCGGCGGTGATGACGACGGGGCAGGCGCTGACGGGTGGCGGGCGAGCGCGGAAGGTGGAACGGAAGGTGGAGGAGACGGTGCCCGTGCTGGATCCGGAGACGGAGGAGAAGCTGGCGAAGGGGGATTTCAAGAGCTGGGAGGCGGCGGATTTCGCGCGGCTGGGCCCGCTGGTGGATGTGCTGGCGCCGGAGCGCAGGTATGAGGCGCGGGCGGCAGCGAAGGAGAAGCTGGGGATGGGATCGCCGGCCGCGGAGTCGGCGAAGGAGGTGGCCCGCGGGCTGGCGCGACCACTGACGGAGGCGCGCGAGCTGGCGAACCGGGCGCTGGCCGGGGTGAACCCGGTGTCCCGGATGATGGCGGAAGGGGACAAAGGGCAGGCGGTGGAGGATGAGGCGCGCACTTGGGCACTGGGAAGCGAACGCGGGTTGGAGGCGGCCGGCGCAGTGGCCGGCCTGGTGGCGGGCGGGGCCGGGGTGGCCCGGGCGGCGCTGGGCGCGGGATCGCGCGCGGGACTGAATGCGACGCGAGGAGCGATCACGCGGATGGCACTGGGCGATGCGGCGTTGGGCGCGGGATACAGCAAGAGCGCGCCCGGTTTTCTGGCGGCAGCGGCGAAGGAGATGACGCAGGAGGATAACGCGACGCGCGATGCGGTGCTGACGGCCGTGGAGGCGGGCGGGCTGTCGGCAGTGGCCGGGGTGGCGTTGCGGCGCGCGACGATCGGGCAGATGAAGGCATGGGCCCGTGAGAATCTGGGCTGGACAGGGACGAAGCTGGATGATCTGCGGGAGTTTGTGCGCGGAAAGGGCGCGGCTGCTGCGGAGCCGCGGAATGTGACACCGGAACGGCCGGCGGAGATCGAGGCGGCGCCGGAGACGAGGGCGGAGGCGCAGTTTCTGGCGAAGCGGGGTGTTGATGCGCCGCCACTGCCGCCGAAACCGGCCGAGATGCCAAAGGCACTAGCGATCACGATCGAGGGCGGCGTGCCGGGCGGGGAGGCGGCGGTGCGGGCCGTGCCTCAAGCCAATGCAAGCCCCGTCCCCCAGTCCCCACTACCGGAGGCGCCGTCGGTGCGGGTGCTCGACGTGGATGCGGATTCCGGCGCGGCACTGGCGCGCGCGGGCGATCGATTCCCCGGCGATCTTGTGCCGCCCGAGGAAGCGCCTGCTGGGGCGGGAGGAGTGGAGAATTCGTTTGATATGCCACCGCCTCGAGGCACTGGCGCGAGTGGCGCCGGAACTATAAGCGCGGACGCGCCACCGGCGGCTGATGCCGGCCAAGCGGCCAGCGGGGCGACCCGGCCAACCTGGCACTATGATGTGCAGGAGCCGGTGGCGCCGCATGCGGTGTGGGGGGATGAGGTGAAGGTGCCGTTTGCCGGGTTGGAGAAGGTGCGTCCGCTGCAGATGCCGGAGCTTGTGAGGATCGCCCGGGAACTGTCCGGGACGGTGCCGCGGGTGCGGAAGATGAGCGGCGCGCTGGGCCAAATGCAGAGTACCGGGGCGGGGACGATCAAGCTGCACCCGTCGATTTTCCTGAATCCGGATATCGCGCAGCGGGTGCTGGCGCATGAGCTGGGGCACCTGGTGGATTATCTGCCGGACCGGACGCTGAACCGCGGGAATCTGCTGGGGCGGCTGGCGACGCTGCGGGATTATCTGGCGAAGACGCTGGATCTGGCGCCGACGGACCCCAGCCGGGCACTGACGCCGAAGGACCGGGCGGAGATACGGAAGAAGGCGCGGCAGGAGTTTGCGGGGATGGAAGCTGACCCGGAAGCGGTGTCGGCACGCTACCGGGAGATGGTGGATGCGGAGATCGAGGGGCGGAAGCTGGCGAAGGAGGAGGTGGTGCGCGAGGAGTTGATCGCGCTGAGCGATGAGTGGAAGCCGTTTCTGGATGATGTGGCGAAGGGGGCGGTGCCGACTTCGTATGTGAATTACCGGCAGAGCGGGAAGGAGCTGATCGCGGACTTCATCAGCGTGCTGTTCAATGACCCGGCGATGGCGAAGGGGCGCGCGCCGAAGGCGTGGGCGATGTTCTGGAATTATATCGACCGGAAGCCGGAGGTGAAGCGGGCGCTGATGGATGTGCAGGCGCTGCTGGAGGCGGGGCCGGATGCGGTGCGGGCCCGGCGCCGGGCGGATCTGCTGTCAGGTTTCCAGCGGGGGGAGGAGGTGTTTCTGCGGAAGGTGGCGGAGCGGAAGGCGGCCGGGGAATCGTTCCGCGGCTGGGCGCAGCGGGTGCGGCAGGATTTTATCGATCACTTCGCGCCGATCACGGACCGGGCGCACAAGGTGGCGAAGGGCGGGGATGCACGCGGGCAGGCGGTGGAATGGCTGTTCGACGAGCACCCGCTGGCGTACGATGCGCGCAACTATGTGCTGATGCAGGATGCGTATGAGCGGGTGGTGAAGCCGGCGCAGGCAGCCGGGCTGGCGATGGAGGATGTGGGGGAGGTGCTGCTGCTGAACCGGGTGGCGCGGGAGCAGACGATGGTGACGGCGCGAGAGCTGGCGGGCGGCGAGGCGCCGACGCACAAGGGGCGGGCGGATCTGGCAAACCCGCTGGGATTCGACCCGCAGACGGCGCGGACGCAGCTGCTGTATCTGCGCAGTGTGCACGGTCCGCGGAAGTGGCAGGCACTGGAGGGGGCGGTGGAGGCTTTCCACGATGTGGCGTGGAAGGTGGTGGAGGAAGCGGTGCGGCTGGGGAGCTATAATAAGCAGACGTTTGAGGAGGTGATCGCGCCGAACCGGGGGAATTACGCGACGTTTGCGGTGGTGGATTATCTGCAGGATTGGATTCCGGCCGGGGTGAGGCAGCAGAAGGGGACGCTGAGCGAGGTGGCGAATCCGCTGCTGGCGACGCTGCTGAAGGTGGCGGCGCTGAACCGGCTGAACCAGCTGCAGAAGGTGAAGCGGGGCGCGGTGCGTTTTCTGCAGGAGTTTTTCCCCGCGGAGATCAAGCCAGCGGATGTGGTCTGGGACGGGAAGGGCCGGCGCCCGCGGCCGAATCCGGACCCGCAGGGCGGGATGGTGACGCTGCTGGACGACGGGCACCTGACGGGCTACTGGGTGCCGCGGGATATCGAGCAGGCGTTTGAAGGGATAACGCCGGCGCGGGCGAATGCGGCGATCGAGGTGCTGAACTTCGCGTTTCGGCGGGTGTTTTACCCGATGTTTATCACGTACAATCCGGTGTTTCAGCTGGCGATGGGGCCAATCCGGGATGCGCGGCGGGCATTTCGGAATCTGCCGGGGCTGTCAGGGCTGCGGCAAACGGGGGAGTATCTGCGCAATCTGGCGAGCCTGAGCGTGGAAGCAATGAATGTGCCGCTGCGGGGCGTGGGGGCGCCGCAAATCCCCGTGCCGATGAGCGCCGCTGGCCGGTCCGCGCGGAATTTCCTGACGGGAAAACCGGATGAGCTGGTGCGCGAGATGATGCAGGTGGGGGCGATCGGGACGCCGCTGGATACGTTTACGACGGGACCCGGTGTGGGCGGCTCGATCGGGGAGTTGATGCGTCGCTTCCGGTTGCTGCCGGATAAGGACCGCGGGCACTTCCGGCGGGCGCGTTTCCTCGAGCCGGCGATGCGGCTGCTGCGCGCGATCGAATACGCCGGGCTGACGATGGAGATGCTGCCGAAGATGAGCGCCTTCGCGCACTTGACGAGGCGGCGCGGGGTGGCGCCGCGAGAGGCCGCGGCAATGGTGCGTAATCATGTGGGGGTGCCGAACTTCAAGCGGACGGGCCGGCATACGCGGGTGGTTGGGACGCTGTTTCCGTTTTTCAATGTGTTCGCGCAGGGGATCCGCGATGACTACCGGCTGGCGACGGGACGGAAGAGCGCGGGGGGATTCTGGCTGCGCTGGGCGCTTGGGTCGGGCGTCTGGCGGATGCTGCAGGCGGCCGGGGCCGCGGGGCTGCTGGGAGCCGGGATAAAGGAGATGTACGACTATGTGTCCGAGTACGATAAAACGAACTACGGGGTGGTGCCGCTCGGCTGGGTGGATGGCGGCGAATTCGACGGGCGGCGGGTGCTGAGGTTGAGGATTCCCGAGGATGAGACGGACCGGCTGTTGGGCGGCCTGCTGCACAAGGCGATGAGCGGTCTGGCCGGCGAGGAGGCCGGGAAGTGGCAGCAACTGCTGGGGTTTGCCGGTGGCCAAGTGCCCGGGATAAACCCGGCGGTGGAGATCGCTGGCGCTTAGGGGACTTACCTGGCGGGCAGCAACCCGATCGATGGCTTTCGAGGCGAGCCCGTGCTGAGCAATACGGAATGGCTGGCCGGCGGCTGGCCGGCACTGAAGGGGATGGCGAGCTGGAGCTACGACCAGACGGGGCTGCAGAACTTCGTGCGCTGGGACTCGGAGGCCGGGACGTGGATGGAGATGACGTTGAGCGCGACGCCCGGGGTGAACCGGCTGCTGGGAGTGACGGACTACGGGGCGCGCGAGAAGCAACTGGGACAGGAACGCGTGCGAGATGCGGCACGGGCCAAGGTGCGCGCGTCGATGCCGGAGCTGGTGCAGCAACTGCACGGGGAATACCAGTTTCTGCGGAGCATGAGCGGGGGTATCATGACGGACCGGCAACAGGTGCGGCTGCGGGAGCTAAGCGTTTGGTACCGGCAAGTGTACCAGCCGATGGCGGAGCAGATCACGTTCGCACAGGAGAACGGGGCCGCGGGATCGACACTGGGAGGGATCCGGCGCGAACTGGAGGCACTGAGCGAGGGGTTTGCGAGGCAGTAGGGGGATCGAAGCAGCTAGCGGCTGCGGACTTCGATCAGTTTGTCACCATATCTGTCACCATGTGCCATGTTACCCTCAGAAGATTATTTTTTAAGAGTCAACTGCTCTACCATTGAGCTAGGGAGGCACTAACCACCTGATTGTCAACTGTGTGCCAACTTGTTCGGCAGGCAGACTGTTGATTGTGCCAAGTTCTTGACATGTGTTTCCATGTTTCTCATGGTGTCAGGCGAAGCCAAATCAATTGTCACCATAACTGTCACCACGGAAATCATGCCAAGGAACAAGAGCGAGGGGCATCTGTCCAAACGCAGCGGCGTTTGGCAAGCGCGAAAGGCTATCAAGGGCAAGGTGCGCGTGTGGAGCACGAAGACGCCAGATCGGGAGCTGGCCAGGAAGCGCGCCCGCGATCACTGGCAGGCGGTGATCGCGGAGCAGCACGCGCTGGTGGATCGCCAGGCGTCCAGATCGAGCGTGGCGACGCTCGGGGAGGTGGTGGCGGCGTATCTTGGGTGGGCCGTCATCAAGCCGGGCTGGCCGACGCGGCGCCAGAATGCGAATATGCTGCGCTCCGTGGTGGCGACCGGGATCGGGCGATGGGATCCGGCTGCATCTGTGCATGTGCTGGATGCGGAGATGGTGCGGCGGTTCCAGGCTGCACGGCTGGCCGGGATCACGGCGCCCGAGGCGCTCGAGCGGGCAAAGTTTTCGGCGAACTCAATGCTGACTCAGGCGCGGGCTGTTTTTTGCAGCGCAGAACCATGGCGGCTGGCCGGCCTGAAGGTGCCGGATCTGGTGGAGTGGCGCAAGGCGGAGCGATTTCGGGCGGTGGCGATCGATTGCGAGTTTCGGCCGTTTTCAGCCGCAGAATTGGCCGCGATCAATGCTGGCCTTGGGCGGCTGAGGGAGGAGGCGCCGGCGGTGTGGCTAGTGGCTGCGCTGATGCTGTATGGCGGGCTGCGAAACTCGGAGGTGCGCCGGGCGCAACGCGATTGGCTACACGAGCGCGACGGGCAATGGTGGGTGTCGGTACGGGTGAGTAAGAGCGCCATGGGTGTGCGGTGGGTGCCGCTGCCGCCGGCGATCGCTGAGGGGGTGGTGGCGCAGGCCGGCGATGCGGATCTGATCGCGGCGAGTAATCCCACGGAGCGGCGGGAGATCTGCGAGCGCAGTATCAATGGATGGCTGCGCGGCGTGCTGTCTGGTCGCTCGGCGTATGATCTGCGGCGGCAGGCTGGGAGCTGGGTGCTCGATGAGCAGGGGATCGAGGCCGCCCGGGATTTCCTCGGACATAAGGACTCGGCGACGACGCGCCGGTGGTATGCCAGCCGGGTGCGCGCGCTGCGGCCAATCGGGGCGATGCGGGCGGCGGAGCGGATCGGATGATGATACACCGCGCGCTGCAACTGGGTGTGGCGCTGAACACCCAAGCTCAGCCACGCCGCTAGGAGCGGCCAAAATCATGAGTGACATATCGAAATCTGAGGACGCAAACGGCGTTGCCGCTGAAGCGCATGGTTCGGCAAGACACTACACGACGCACCCGGAGTGCCCGTATTGCGGGCATATCGAGCGCGATGATTGGGAGATCGACTTCGGAGGGATCGAAGGAGACGCCGAACTCACCTGCGGCAAGTGCGAGCGGGACTACCTCTGCTCTCGCTCCGTCAATGTGAGCTACAGCACGCACCCTTTGCCGAACAATGTAATAGGCGAATCTCATGAGATTCGCCACGGGAATCAGCCGTGAGGCTTCCGGGTATACGTGCCCGGAAGCTCCTGCACTATCTGTTCAAGGTGTTGCACCTTCTCAGCTAGGCTGTCGATGGTTTGTTCGCCAGCGGCGCGTGCTAGGTCGCGCTTGATCAAGTCCGTGATGTGCTCGCTCCAATTCAAGCCGCGCTGCTCGGCGCGCAACTTGCTGGCCGCTAGGAGCTGTGCATCAATGCTCACGCCTTGGGTGGTGGTGTTGCCGGGGCGTGAGTTTTTTCGCTTCATCGCGCTACTGTGGCAAGTTTCTGCACATTTGGCAATAGGGCGAAGCCGGAGGAAGTAATCAGGGATTGGACTTGACGCGCGTGGGTGGTGTGGCACAATGTGGCAGATAATGGCAAGAGTGACCCATGGCGTGAGCCTCAATCCGGAGCTGCTCAAGGAAAGCAAGCGGCGCGCGATAGAGCAGAAGAGGTCGTGGAGCAATTATGTGGCGACGTTGCTCGAGGAGGACCTGGCCGCCGCGCGCGGCGAGTGGCCGGATGTGATCAGCTTGCGGCAGCAGGCGAAGGGCAAATTTCCGCCGGCGCAAGAAGAGCCTCCCGCGGCCGATGCATGAGGCTCTGGAGCAGCATTATACTTTGGCCGAAGTGCAGGAGCGCCTGCGCTTATCGCGATCCAGTGTGATGCGCCTCTTGTCCGGCGAGCATCCCCGGCTGCGCAGTGTGCGTATCGGGCGCAGTGTCCGCGTCCCGAGTTCGTCGATTGCGCAGTTTTTGCGGAAGCACCAATCAACTCGCACTGACTGATGAGTGATCAACTCCAATTGCTACCGGCTGGAGAGGGGGTGGTGATCCCGGCCGATCCGGATGGTGTGAGTACGGGCGAGCGGCTGAAGGCGCAGCGACCGGATGTGTATGCGATCGTGGTACAGGCGCTGGCTGAGGGGATGAGCGTGCGGGCTATCAGCCGGGCTACGGGGCTGCATCACTGCACGGTATCAGCGGTCCGCGACGGGCGGGATCATGGTCGCGCTATTGACGCGGCGAAACAAAGGACGCGGATGCAGTTAGCTCGGTTCATTTCTTACGCGAGCGAGCGGCTGCTGGAGGAGGCGGATACGATCCCGATCGGGCAGCTGGCGGTAAGTATGGGCATTTCGTTGGACAAGCTGCAACTGCTGGATGGTGCTGCCACTGCGATCGTGGATCATCGCCATGGGCCGAGCCACGATGAGGTAAATGCATACCTTGAACAGATGAAGGCCGCGATACCGGTTGGGGGGGAAGAAACTCGGGGCAAAAGGGCGGCGATCGAGAGCGGGGCCGTCCGGGATTCGGTTGATGGTGTATCAACTGATTCTGTCACCACGCACGAGGGAGGACTGCTCGATGGTGACAGATAAGATGACATCGCGGGGACAAAAAGGGCTGCTCCGTCCAGTCGGGTGGAGCCGCGCGCGGTCCCTCGCAC